TATCCTGTCAGCAATTGAGGCCTTACCACCTCTTTTATTTCTTCAAATCTTTTCTTTAGCATCTTTTTGGTGGCTTCCATATCAGACTCATCATAGGCCATCGTGAACGGCCCGCCATCATTGATAAAATAAATACTAGGAACTATTTGTTTTGCTTCTGGATACAGGTGTGTGAGAGCGTAGTGATATATTCTTAATTGTGGGTCGCCACATAGTTTCCAAAAGTCTTTAATCTCTCCTGTAGCCCAGTCCTTTCTCATTCCAGTCTTCCAATCGGTTGCCTCATATATTCCGTTTCCGGCGTCTGTAATAAGGTCGACCGTGCCTTTTATAGACAGGTTGCCGTGAAGCCTTGAGCCGTCCGGCATTGTATAATCGTACTCAGCCCAAGGCTCATCAATTGTGATGTCAAAGTGTGGTTCAGCATCAACGACCTTTCTCTTTCTAGGGTCATATGCTCCGTTAGAATATTCAATAGCTTTCCACGCCCACTTTTCACAATCCTTATAATCTTTGGTGCTAAAATCATGTATGGATTTCTGTGTATAGTAATCAAAGGACATCCTGCTCAGCTCATTTACGAAACTGTCTTCATAAATTCTGTTCGTGGGTTGTTGGCCTAAAACGTCGTCATTAAAGGTGTCGGAACCATCCTGTTCGGATTTTTTCCCTTGAGCAAGGCACTCCAGGGTTTTATGAACTATCGTTCCCTTTTCGGCTTTTTTACCTCCTGGAGATGGTATGCCAAGAACATATGACAGGAAGTATTGCTGCGGGCACATACCGTACGTGTTGAAGGAGCTACTTCTAAAATATGTTATTATCATAATTATTCAGATGTTGGAACAGACTGATAATCAATGAGTTCCCAGTCAATTAATTGATTGTATAGAGCCTCATTTTGCTCTGACACGGTCATGCTTTGGTTGTTGATTGTGTAGTCGAATTTATCATACTTATCTAAGGCGGTTTCGCTAGGGTGTTGGTCTTGTTGCCCAAAAATATTTCTAGTTAACCTTATTACTTTTCCTCCTGCGTTTTGTATTCCCTCTATCTCATTTGGAAAACGGCAGTCAACTACGACCGATAATTCAGGAGACTCTGATTTTATTTTTCTAATGGTAGAGTCTACCCATACATTTGAATACATTTTTCTGAAAACGTCTGTTCCTATATACTGCATAACCTCTCTTGAGGTCATTCTCTCGTCTTTTTGTTTTTCTTGGTAATCAACATTCATTTCAGGCCATTTGAATTGAGTGAAAGAATTTTTTTCTTCTTCGTTACCATAGCACTGTCTTTCGGTAAGACCTAGTATTTCTATACAAAGCCTTTTTAAGCTATCCGCAAAATTATAAATTTTTATTTTCGACCAAATGTTTGCCGACATATAGGAAACCATATTTGGGTGGAAGCTGTTGGTTGGGAAAACACATGGCTTTGTTTCCCCATTTGAAGATTGGTAGGGAACAACAAGGCTTCCGTTTTTGTTTATCCTTGCGTATTCTACTAAGTCGCAAGAAAGCATGGAGCATCCGAACAAAAAGTTTCCTGCGGTGGTTTTTCCAGACTGTTTTTTTCCAGATATTCCAAGTATCTTTGTCATGTTGCTACCTTATCAATAATTGGTTTTATGTCTTCGGTTATTTCGTCTGCGTTTAATCCTCCAACATCGTCGCGTATGTTTGGAAAATACATTCTATATTGTCTTCCAAGCTGTGCCTTCAATTTGTTTGCCCCTTCTTTACCGGCCTTGTCTGGGTCTAAAAGAACTATTACTGAAAGAGCCCCCGACCTATCCAGAAGGACTCTTTGTGGGTCTGTCAGCTCAGTCCCAAAAAGACCAAGGGATATATGAACCCCATTTTCCTCCAACCTCCAAACATCACCAGCTCCCTCAACCAAAATTGCTGTTCCGCACTTTTGTATGTTTGGTAGGGAAAACCAGTAGTTGTATAAGTAATTTGTTGACTGAAAACTTCCGTTCAGCCACTTCTCTGCCTCTTTTATCTCATATCCTGTCTTAGGGCACCCTTTACTAGGGATATGCCATTTCTTACAGTTGCTACATTGAGGGGATACAGAGCGACCTAAAAATCCAGCAACATAGGTATACTTATCGTCGTAAACAGGCACAACCACCCTGTTACGTTTATTATATAAACCAACATCATACTTGTCAAGCACTTCTTCTGAATATCCCCTGTCAATATAGTATTTTGCTGGAAACTCTAGCATATTCCTTAGCTCTTCCCTGCTCCACCCACTTTTCTCTTGCTTAGGAGCTACGCTTAATTTCCTCATAGACGATACATATTTTCTTCTTTCTATGGTTTCTGCGTTAGGTTTGTTTATTTCTGATAGTGAACGGTATCCAAGGAACTTGACAATAAAATCAACAGAGTTTTTGTAGCTCACGGGTTTATTTTTCTGCTGAGACAACACACCTCTGACAAAACCTATAATGGTAGAACCATACAGAAGCTTTCCGTTTTGGCCTTTCTTTTTTTCGCAATGATGAGTTCTGCAAACCCAATAGCCTCTGACCTCTTCTCCCTCTGGATATAAATTCCAAGCGCTTAAATTATCGCCCTCATGGACCGGACACGGACCAACAAGCATTTTTCCATTACGCCTGGAATCAACCCCAAGCTCAGATAAAAGCTCCTCTATATTGGCACAAGCCATATTTTTAATTTCTTCTATTAGGTCATAGTCAAAGTGGAGGTCTTTAGTTTTTTGCATGTGCGTCGCCAAATGGTATGTCATCAACTTCGTCAGATACGTTTTCTGGCTGTGGGTTAATTCCCCTCTCTCTTTCTCTCTGTAATTTAATCTTTGTTTTACCCTCTGTAATTCTAGCCTTTGCCCCCTCCATTGTCATGTTTATGTAATCCCCTCTTCCCATTCCTGGTCCGTGTCTGTGTTTAATAAGGACTAGCTTGTGCGTTCCCTCGTTTGGGTCAGATGCTTGAAGCTCTTCATCGCTTTTGGGTTTGAATATAGCAAAGTTCGTGGTTAGCCACATTACTCTGTCTGAACCAGCCACAACATCAGAGGTTTCTTTATCAATTCCGTCTCTGTTAAGCTGAATCATTGTGAATATAGGAACGTCATTTCTAACTGCTAGATTGTGTAACGAAGTCATCATGAACCCAAGAACCTGATATTCTTGAACTCCAATCTTTAAATCCTCTCCGTTCATTAACTTTACATAGTCATATATAATCATGCAGTCTTTTGTTCTTCCGTCAGATTCAAACCCAACAGTTTTGTGTATCCACCTTCTTATGATGGCAAGTGTTTCCTCAAAAGGGATTCCGGAAACATTTGTATAGTCTATCGGTAGGGCCTCAATCTTATCAATGGCCTCCACAACCCTTTTCCTTTCAGAGTGATTTTTTCCACATCTTCCGCTTTCAATTTCATTGATGGTTACGTCTGCATAATTTGCGCCCATTCTGTACCAGTGGTCCTCGTCTGACATCTCTGTGTCCAAATATAGAACGGGAACGTCTAGTTCTGCTAAATGCTTTGCCAAGTTGTCTGAAAGCATACTTTTACCAACCCCGCTCCTTGCTCCTATCATGCTAACAGCTTTTCTTCTACACCCTCCGCCGATGGCTTCATTATATGTGGGCCACGGAGTTGGAAGGCCAATAATCTCTGTCGGATTATCAAGTCTGTCCATGATGTGGGCTCTCATCCCGTTGCTTAATCTTTGTGGGTCTGTTCCACTAGAATTGCTAAGCTTGCTAGTAAAGTCAAAAATACATTTTTCAGCAACGCCCAGTATATGCTCTATTGATTCGTCTCCGCTAATATCATCAAGAGAAGAGTCTGCCTCTCTCATTTGGTTTCTAAGGAGCCTTGCAATCTCAAGCCTACTAATTTTTGCGCTAAAGCTTCTTACGTTTTCTAGCAGGATGTGCGTATTAAAAATGCTGTTAAGATGATTTATTTCGTCCTTCTTTTCTACCAGCCAGGAATACCCAAGTTCTTGTGCCGCAGAAAAAATAGAGGATTCATCGAGCTTCTTTATTTCTTTTTCTTCAAACAGGTGCGAAAAGCATTTGTATATAGCCTGATTAGACCTGTCTGTGAAAGACATGGGGCTAAGCATTGGAGCAACATCTAAATAAGCATCAAGACCATACGAATATAGTCCCGCAAGAACGGCCCTTTCGGCGGCTACGTTTTTATTAATTGTCTCTGCTTCGCTCACGATAGCCCTTTCTAGTGCTACAATCGTTGCACTTCCAAGAATTTTCTATCTTATTTTTTGAATATCCGTGCGCAAGAACTGAAGAAACAGATAGACACTTATTGCATGCAGCGCAGACAACATCCATTAATTTGGTATCATTCATTCCGAGTTTTTTCCTCTGATTCCTTGGTGTAATTTTTACGTCCTTGTTTTTTCCCATTAAACTTTCGCCTGTATTAGGGTCAATGAGAGATTCAGTCATATCATCCACAAAAACTTTTTCACTAACGCCGACAGTATTTTTAAGTTTTTCAGAACCAATAGACTCTGAACGCATTCTTCTGTTATCATCTAGTGAAGGGTCGTGGTTTCTTGGGGGAGCTTTGAATTCATTATATCTATCTGCAATGGTCTTGTCAATGTTTTTATCTTCTAATTCTAGTCCTTGTTCTTGTGGAGGGGGTTGATTCTGATGTTTAAGCTCTTCCAACGAATACTCTTTTCCTAGTACATCCTCTACGGGATTTTCTTCTGTTTCTTCCTCCGGTACTGATAAAGGCTCTCCTGTTATGTTTGTATAAAGACCACATACCAACTGCCAGTCTTGCTCTTGCACGGCTATTTTTAATATTTCTGTAAAATCAGGCATAATTTTGACCTCTCTTTACTTCTTGATATTTTGTTAACTTATCAGCTTGAGCCCTAAGTGAATTTGGTATGTAAATGAGACGAGAGTGATAGCTAGACGCTTCATTCGATATTTGCTGCAACCTCTCGGAAACATCATCTTGCTTTACTGCGTAAGCTCTTTTCAATTCGTTTTCCATATATCGTGTTATTTGATTTTTAATTATGGGGGCTATGATTGAATTTATTTTTCTGTCGCACCAATCTATCTTAGACTGTAGAGTATTAATTTGCGACTGAATAAATGTGGCTTCTTGTGTAAGAAGATATGCTGCTTCGGCGCAGTCTTCCACAGACATCTTGTTTAGTTTTTGTGAGCTTATGTTTAGCCACATGTCAACCTCAGTTGGACCTAGAGAACCCAGCCCTACAGCAACTTCAAATTGCCTTAGGGCTTTCTCGACTTCTTCCCATCTCTCATCAAGACTCTGATATGATGTCATCCCAATCCTTAATCTTATTGTATGGTAGAACTATGTACTTTATATTATTTATATTGCACCACTCTTCTTTTTTTGAGTCGTTTTGTTTTGACCTAGCAAAGCCCCACCTGTCTTTGTGAAAGTGGGCGACGAATTCGTAGTGCTGTCTGCCATGGACTTCAACAACCGCTTTCCTGTGGGGGAGGTAAAAGTCTGCAAATTGTCTGGTCCCTGGCAGAGGTACTTCTTCCAGTATTCTTTGTGTCGGATATAATTCTTTAAGGAGCCTCCTTGCATGTAGGTGTGGCTCGCTCCTTCGCCTCCAGTCGTCGTAGTCTGGCTGATGTCCCGTTGGAGGAAAGTTGTGCGCTTTTCCGTTTAGGTCTATTACCTTCATTCACTAATTCCAAGCATATCATATATGTCTTTTTCCAAACAGTCAACATATTTTGGGTTGGCCTTCAGCAAATCATATGCTTTGTG